CTTTCCAGTAATTTGTAAAAATTTAAGTTTTTAAAACTTTCCGCTTCGATTCCATTCCGCCATGTGCGTGGCGTAGTCGTTGACGGTCAAATCTTTTTCGCCATCAGGTGTGTAGTGTTTGAATACCCCTTGGCGTTCTTGTCCTGTCTTGTAGCTGTGGCATTCATGGCATAGGCTTTGGAATATGTTGTGTAGGAATGCGTGTTCGCCTATTTGTTTCCAAGGGAATACATGGTCAATATGCTTGGCACTGTTAACTATTCCCCGTGTTAAGCATGATTGACATAACGGTTGTTTGCTTAACTGTGCGCGCCTTATGGTGCGCCATGCTGGGTTTGTGTATGCGTTGTCTTTGTCGTGGTTGGTATGCTCTAAGCCACCGTGGTCAAGGCAAAAGCTGTTAAGTTTGCTTCGTGGGTTCTTGCACCCCAATTCACGGCATACGCTGTTAAAGGGTGCGTATGGCATTGTTAATCCCAATGATTGTTAAACGCCTTCAACGGGTAAAACACCAAGCTGTTGCGATAGCCACCCTCTGCGGTCGGGCGTATGGGCGTTACCCCATGCACATTACGCCAAGCTGGGTATACCAACATTGAATTGTCGCGGCTGTCCACGGTTGCGCCATAGTCAGGCACTGTTGTGTTGCCGCCCCTTGCGTTGTGCTTTTTGGCAATGATGACATTTACGCAACCTTCAAGATTGCCAGCATCGCGGTGGAATGGTGCGGGTATGTTGAAATTGCTAATGCTTGAAGTGAACAATTCACCAAATCTAAATTTTGGCGGTACTTTTTCGCTGATGATTCGCTTTTGCGTTTCATATATTTCGGGCGTGATTTGCTGTATCAGCTTTTCTGATTCTTTGCACAGCAACAACATCGCTTTGATAAATGTCTGCGCTGACTTAACTTGATGAACGCTGGATATGGCTGGATACGGGCGTTTCATGTGCGGCTTAGGTGGACAACCGCCAAGGATAGTGCTGTATTGTGTTACCTCAAATTCACTGTCTCGCAAGCCGCTTGAACGCCTCATTTCGCTTTTGGGTACGCGGTCACTTAACAATTCAGCGTTGGCAACATCGGCAAGCTGTTTTATTTTGCCTGTCAATTCTTTGATGTAAAAGCCTACTGGCGCGCCATCAGCCATGAACAGTGTGTCTTCGGTTATGTTTGGTTCAATGTCGCCACATACATCACCAATCTTGACATTGTGTTCAATCTTAACTAACTCAACAATTTTCATTTTATTTCCTTCAAATATTTAGGAAGATAGGTTGCTTTTCTAAAATCATAAAGCACAGACCAATCTACTCCAACAGGCACATTTTTTTTCATCGTTTCAATTTCTGTGCGCATTCGTTCTATGTAGTATCCAACATAACGCTTGCCCAACTTAACTTTTTTGTACGCACACAAAGTCGTTTCGATGTTGAACAAATTTTTATGCTTGATATTCATTTCGGATATTTTGTTTGTTAAGAATTCTAACCCTTGTTCTAATTCTGCATAATCTGCAAGAGTCAAATTTTTATCTTCGAAATGACTAAACAAATCTTTTCTACCTAATGCAAGGGCTAAACCATTTCGACAACTTTCAGCTTCACGCAAATTTAAATCGTTTGGAATCATTGGTGTATCAGTTAGCACATTGATTAATTCTAAATATATAAACATTGTAAAACGACCAAAATAATGTATTTTGCTCAAGTGTTTATAAGCCGAGATGTAGGTTTCTTTTTGGTTGGGTTGTCTTAATTTGTGGAAATATGCTTGTTGGCTTGAACCAATGATTTCCCTATAAGATTTAAAACAGTTAACAAATTCGTTGTTGCTTCTAACTCTTGCCCGGTCAGTTTGGAAAACAAGTTTGTTTCTGTTGGCAGACCACCAGCGTTGCAACCTTCCAACATCGACATTTTGATAGTCAGGAAATTCGTTGTAAATGTAAAAAACTGTTGGCGCACAATAACAAGTAGCAAAAAGAAAAGCCAACCAATATCTTTGTTCTATATTTAATTCATATCTATTACAGACATAGGTTAAACAATCGTTTTGCGGGTCAATATCGTTGGCAAAACTGCTGGCTTGATGGAATGATAAGTATTCTTTCAAGCCGTCCATTCATACACCTCATAAGGATTCAATGGTTCGGGATTTAACAAACATCTGCGCAATATGTCGGCTGTTGAAGCAATGTAAGTACATCCAAACTTTGTTGCTTTATAAGCTGGTCGGCTTTCATTTCTAAAAAATTGCAATGAATTTTTTTTCAGCACAACACCGCTATATGTGATATTGCTGTTAAGTAATTCCATCCTATTTGCGCTTTGCAACATAATTTCGCCATCGTTGTCCGATTCCATCTTGATTTTGTATGCGGCTTCCATTTCCGCTTTTGTACGCATATCAATCACGCCATTGAATGCCAAAAATTCGTCTTTGTACGACAAAGGCTGATTGTTAATTTCGGTTTTGTAGTCTCCGCTGGTGCTGTATCGGCAATGACCAATCAATAGCTTCGGAAATTTAGCCATGCCCTTCAACAAAGGCATCAATTGATTTGATTTGTTAAGCACAGTTGCGCCCGAATGAAGGTGTGCCGCATAACCATAAGCATGCATACCTCGAATTTTGGATTCGATAAACAAACGATGTAATGTTGAAAACGCTTGTTCAGATGGTTCGGGACAAACAAATCCTATGATGGCACACAAACTTAATTCTCCCTATTTATTCAAAAACAATGCTGGTCTTAACCATGCTTTGCCAACTGCTTGTATTGCTTTTTCAGTCTTTGTTTTTTTTTGTAAACCCCACCCGTATGATTCCAAACTTTCCTTAACGAATTGTGCTCGTATTTTTTGGGCTGGTAAGGCTTGTAGCGGATTTGAAATTGCAAAATTCCTGTACGCCAATTGTTCTGTTCTTGTAGGAAATAATTTTTGATCCGAACGCAAAGAGCCTGTAGGGTCTACAGCCCACCATATCAATCCATTTTTGTAATGCCATGTAACTGAACTTGGCGTACAGGACATTTTTAATCGTTCGGTTTTTTTTATGTTCACAGCATATGCTATCCACGCATCCCAACAAGTTGATGCATATCCTTTGCCTTCGCAACCTTGCACCGTGACAATTTCATATAAATTTGCATATTTGTCTTTGTTAAATGTTGCAAATATTAAACACACTATTTGATTCTCAACTAGGTAAGCAAACGGTGGTGATTTTTGATAATTTCCAAAACGGAACCATAATGAATCTGCTGTTGCAAGGAATTTTGTATTTTTTCCTTCTACACTATTGGCAATTAAATTTTTAACAGCCCCATTGCCGACAAAACCAAAATTATGTTTGCAATTCATTGGTTATTATCCTTTTGATTGCTAAATGAACTTCATGTTCGCTTTTATTGTTATCGACAATTTCTAGCTTGAATGTGTAATATTTTTTTAATTGCGGTAGTTTTTTTATGAAATTGTATTGTTGTTTGAAATTTATTGGGTCGTAATTGTTTGCACCACGCTTAATGCTTCTTTCTTTAACAGTTTGTGGTAACGAATTCAAAACAATAATTGTTAGGTCAGTTAATCTACTAAATCTCAGAATGGAAGGTTCATTTTGGTAAATGCATCCATGTGCAATCATTGTCGATTCACTGGTTTTTATTGCATTTACTAAATTTTTTACACTTCCAATTGAATCCAAACCGTGTTTGCCACCTAAATAATTAAATTTAGGGAATTCTTTTTGCAACAAATTGGCTTGGGTTGTTTTGCCACAACCAAAATAACCAGCCAAAAAAAAGCATTTCATTTGCTTAATTTATTTTTTTCATTTTTCAAATGTTGCATCAGCATCATGCCCACATAGGCTTTTTCTTCGCGCCAAAACTTAACCAATTCTTGCGCTTCTTCATAATGCTCGGGTTCAAATTCGATTTGTATTGCTTTGCGAACGCCTTTTGCCATATCGTCTAGCTGTGCGTCAATTTCTTCATCTTCAAGCACTGAATAATCTACATCGCCTTCTTTTAATTCTGATGGGTCAAATGCAAGCAATTCAATATCAAAACCTGATTCACGCAAATCGCCAATTTCTAGCGCAAGCATTTGTTCATCCCAGCCGCTGTTTAAAGCAATCTTGTTGTCGGCTATCACATAGGCGCGTTTTTGTGATTCAGTTAAATGTGCTAAATCTATAGTTGGAACTTCTTGTATTTGTAATAAAAAAGCCGCTTCAAAACGACCATGTCCAGCAATGATTCCGTTTGCACCGTCTAATAGTATTGGCTGAGTCCAACCAAATTCTTTGATGCTAGATGCAATTTGGGAAATTTGTCGGCTATTGTGTGTTCGACTGTTTCTTGCGTAAGGAATCAAGTCTTTGAGTTGACGGTAAACAATTTTCAGTTTTTGCTGTGCTGTCATGTTCTTTGTATCCTGATGCGTATGCCGCCCTCGCGACTGCTAAGGCTTTGGCTTTGGTTGGAAATGGTCCTTGGCTACCCCACATCCAGCCCGATTTGCCTTTGCGTAAAGGCATATCAGGCAAGGAATCTTAACTTGTACAGTGTACTGTTAATTAAATTGGCGATGTTGTCGACCTCGTTTTGCAATTCGCTGTCTTGCGGAAAACCGTTTGCCCTACGCAATGTTTGCACATCGTTTTTCAGATATTCCAAATAGTCGATAGGGTTCATGTCGAGCATTAAAACAGCCGTAGACGGGTACTTGTTCAGCAAACCATACTTGCCTTGGAATGCTTCAACAAACGCATCTACAAGGTCGCCAATGCCGTCATAGAACGCACCCAACGCCATGTGCTGGCTGTAACTGCGGCTTTGCAAATGCAAGATATGCCCAATGGTCACGCTGTTAAGCAAACACATTGTGAAATCCATCACTGGGTCAGGTTGTTTGGCTTCAATGCTTGCGGTAAATTTGACCATGACATATCCCCTTTTTGTTAATTGTCCAATAGTGGGTCAAGCCTGTCAATCGGCAATAAATCCCGCAATTGCAATTCCGCCCATGTGCGCTTCAATGCGTCCAAAAACATTGTTTGCTTTTGCTCTTTTGTTAAGCTGTGCCCAGCGTCAATGTCGTGATGACAAGCAAAACACAATGCCGCTGTGTATATGTCTGATGCTTTTATGCCGCGCCCTTTACCGTGTACTGCCATGTTGCTGTGTGCCGCTTGCGTTTGCCCGTCTAAGCCGCAAATTTGGCATGGCAGTGACGCTACATTTTTTAGATGCTTTTTACTGCGCCAGTAATTGAATTTTTGCCTCATGTGATGTGTACAACCCTGTGGTGGTTTGACCTAATGTAGTCCGCTGTTTTTTGAATCATTCTTTCATATTCTGCGCGGCTGATGCTTGTTCGTTGTAAGTCATGCAATGCATACAACTCCCGCACAAACTTAATTCCCGTGCCTGTTAAGCCCATTTTGCGGGTCTTTTCATAACGCTTGGCGGCTTGTTCCATTTCCTTTTGCACAATCTCGCACACTTCCAGCACCTCAATGCCAATGCCGTTTGTCGCCATTGTCTCGGCTATGTTCATCATGTCCACAATATAACGCCAATCAGCAATTGTGCCGTTTCCTTTGACCATGCTTTCGATTGCGCTTAATTCCATCAGGCGCACTTTGTCCAGCAAATTGTCAGTCGTGATTGCCGCGCCTTCAATAGCAAATTCAATCGGGTTAACTTTCGCCCAAACTTTTCTGCGGCATTTTTTTCTCATTCTGTCGCTCGCCCTTCCATCCGCGCATTTGCTTGTTCAGTACGCCAAATGTCTGTTCGCATCCTTGCGGCTTCCAAATGCCATTTCAGCGTTTCCTCAATCTCGATTGCTGATGCCAACCCTTCCAGCAATTGCAAATATTCGGGGTCTGCATACGCCTCGCGTTCTTGTGCGTTTGCGGCTTCAACGCCTTTAAGCAATGCGTCTTTCATTAACAATGCTTTTTTGCTTTTTCTGAATTCCTCTAAGTACACACGCTTGGCTTTTGCTTTGGCAAATGCGGGTGCGTTTTTGATAATGAAATCAACAGCTTGGTGGGGTGCGTTCATGTTTTATCCTTTCAAAATTTTCAATGCTTCATCTTCGGTTTTCACAATATGCACCGCGCCTGTCCAAACGCTGTGCCAATGCTCTTGGTCAATGGTTAACTTTCGTGCGCTAGGCACTTTGTTGCCATCTTTGACTTCCATTAGATAATTGATGCCGTTGTAGCCCACCAGCAAGTCAGGGCAACCTTTACCAACAGCCGCCAACGATTGAACGCTTGCGCCAGCTTTACGCAGTGCGTGAACAATCAGTTTTTGGTTTTCGTCAGTTTTTGCCGCTTGCCTCATTCATCGCCTTTGTTAAGTCAGCCGCAATGCCACGCCATGCACCGCTTGGGTCAGCATCCAATTTCTTTGCCCTGTCCCATGCGTATTGTTTCGCGCCCTTCATGCCAGCCATCCAAATCAAATGGTTCAGCGTTTTTTGGTAATCGGAGGTCGCCTGTTTGCCAAAGGGCTTCGGTGATTGCTCTAAGTGATGCGTAGGTGTTTCCATCTTTGATGCTGTCCAGTAGTAGGTTTGCTTGTTCTTTTGTCATTGTTTGCCCCTTAATGCGGCAAGCTGGGCACGAATATGCTCGGGCATGGGAATCGCTTTTTGGCGGTCTTTTTCTAGTTTGAGTAGGGTAGGGTCTATTTGCGGTTTTGACGGCATTTCGGGCACTTCTGCACCGTCCCAGCGTTGTTGGTTCAAATACACCAGTGGCGCGGGTATGAAAGCCCCATTGCCCTTCAGCCATTGTTCGGTTGTCTTCATCCATTCGATGTGCTTAACAATTTGGTCGGCACTGTGTTCGCACATATATTTTTCCCACTTTGCCTCGCATTGCTTTTTTGCGCCTTTGCGTGGTGTTGCTGGGTACGCTTTCCAAAATCTATCAAATCCACTTTCAAACATTTTCAATTCCTTTCGGGCATAGGTTCAGCTAGGGTGGATATCAGCAATATCCTACCTTCTCCATCTTTGTTTGTATCGTTTAATTTGTTCACATTGTTCATCTTTCATTCGTTTCAATCGTTTCAATCACAAAGACCAAGTGCGCGTGACGGGTCAATTCGCTTATACACACAGCCTAGTTTTCCACCTGAGTTACTGTGTGCTTTACCAGTCGCTTAACCAACGCTGGTCACATTTTGCACTGGGGTGTAACAGTGTGCGGTGTTTCTTGGGTTCAGCCCATGCAAGCCAATCAGCTAACGCGCCCTGACGGTCTGATTGCCAAAAAGAAAAACCCCGCAAGATGCTCTGTGGTCTTGGTTCTTGGCGAGAACAGTAGCAAAGCGATTTGTCAAACAGAGAAAAATCCCAATCGCTAACTACACGACAAGACCACACAGTACCCTGCGGGGTTCATTCTGTTTGACATTTCGCCTGATTGCCACATCAGACGCGTTAATTATGCACTATTTTTCTGTGGTCGTGCAAGCCTGTGGGTTTTGCAATTCTTCAAACCATTCAGGCTTTAACACGCGCAAGCGTATTTCCCTTTTTTTAGGTAGCTTTTCCCCGTACTGCGTAACAGCGGGACGCGATACACCAAGCAATTCAGCAAGTTTTGCTTTATTGCCAGCAAGTTGGATAGCAGTTTGTGTGTTCATGTTAAGCATGATAGCAAAAGGTTAACTGTCTTGTCCATATTTAATTTAGAAAACAGAAGTATTCTTTTTCGTTGTTTTTTCGCAAATTCGTTGCTTTTCCGCAAAAAAACTTAACTTTTTTTATTTTGGGCGGAATTTTGTTAAGTTTTAGCGCATAATTCATCCATCAGCTTAACAACTGATGCAAACCAACCAAATTAAAAGGAATTGAAAATGAAACACATTGAACTTACACCTACTCGCACATACAAAACTGCCGCTAATGCACATAAAGCCGCTACTGAAAAATTTGGCGATGTATATAACCCCGCATTTGGTTCATTGCGTTACATCGTAATGCAACACACTGATGGCAGATTTTTCCCCGTGTTTATTGGAATCAATGCTATGCAATATGGCGTACATTTCCATTTTAATGTGCTTGCTTAACAGAACAACTGATGAGGCTTCAATAGCCGAAACCCGCGCAAGCGGGTCTTGTTCAACAAATTAAAAGGATAGAAAATGCAAACACTTAACCCCATCCAAATTCTTGAAATTACTGACCTTGTTAACAATGAAATAAATGCTTTGCACAAAAAATTAGTGGGCAAAGGCAACCAACAACTTACCATTTCTAAAATTAACAATTTGCAAAAATCATTGCCAATTTTGATTGCAATGTATGAACAAGCCTTAAAAGATGAAGACCGCATTCTTGCTGGTGAGGATTTTGCCGCTTAACACAACTGATGAGCCGTTAATCGGCGAAACCCATGTGAATGGGTCTTGTGTAAACTTAACAATTGAAGGAAATTGAAAATGGCTCACTTAATCGAAAAACACGCAACAACAGGCAAAGCAGAAATTGCTTACGCAAACGCAAAGCCTTGGCATGGTCTTGGTCAACAGTTAACACCTGACGCACCCATTGAAGTGTGGCGCAAAGAATCAGGGCTTGATTGGTCTGCCAAGCTGTCGCCCATCATGTTCACTTGGGACGGGCAAAATTATTCTGAAATGCCCAATCAAAAAGTCATTTACCGCGATGACACCAATGCACCCTTGGGCGTAGTCACCGACCGTTACAAAGTGCATCAGCCAGCCGAGGTGTTGGAGTTTTTCAACACGCTTGTGCAGTCTGCTGGTTTTACGCTTGAAGTCGCTGGCGCAATCAAGGGCGGCAAACGCATTTGGGCATTGGCTAATGTCAACAAAGAAGCCGTGGTGTTGCATGATGATGCTGTGCGCGGTTACTTGCTGTTAAGCACATCGTTTGATGGCACAGCCGCCACCATCGGGCAATTCACCAGCATTCGCGTTGTGTGCAATAACACGCTGTCAGCCGCTGATGCCGAAAACGCACCCAGCCGCGTTGTGCTGACGCATGGCGCAGAGTTTGACCAAAGCCTGATGCGCGACCGCTTGGGGCTTGTTGTCAGCGGTTTTGAAGGCATGATGGACAAGTACCGCAAATTGGCTAGGCAAGGCGTGTCAGGCGAATATGCCCGTCATTTTGCCGATACGCTGTTTCCAGCCGCCTACAACGCACAGACCAATACATTCAAAGAATCTCGCGGTTTTAAGCGTGTTTTAGAACTGTTTGATGGCGCGGGTATGGGCGCAACAAATAGTGGCGTATACGGCACGAAATGGGGCTTGCTGAACGCTGTTACGCAGTATGTTGACCACGAACGCGGACACAATGTCGACACCCGCATGAATAATGCTTGGTTTGGTAATGGCAACCGCATGAAGTCACAAGCCGAGGAATTGTTGTTAGCGTAAACTTAACCCGCCCCTACGGGGGCATCATTTAAAAAGGATTGAAAATGTCAAATTACTACACTGCAATACAACTTTACGAAATGGCTGATGAATTGCCCGATGGTTTGTTGTTCAAAATTAAAGGCGGTAAAACTTTTTACAAATATATTGGCTGGATGTGGCGCAATTCAGATAAACAAATATTTCTTAACACACATTCCGCAATGCATGAAGATGAATATAAAAAAAGACGCTACATAGATGACAACACATTGATTGAAATTTTTGTTAACTTTAAAAAGGATTGAAAATGAACCGCTTAACTTATGAAATCAAAGTTGCCAATCGTTGCAAGTCAGCCAGCGAATTCTTGGGCGCAATCGTTGTAGGCTTAATCTTTGCCTTGCCATTCCTAATTGAAATTTTGAAGGAGTTAGCCAAATGACTGTTTCATTTACGCATGATTTGTTAAGTGGCGAATGCGTCACAGTGGTTTACGAATTTGTCGATGAGGACGAGACTGTAGGTTTGCCACGACAATTTGAATTCAGCGTTTACAACGAGTTTGGAAAGGATATTCGGGATGACCTTAGTCAAAAAAACCTCGCGCAAATCGAAACCGAAATTGCATATCGTTTCGACCGATGGGTTGCCGAGCAAAAAAGAGAGTCAGACATTGCCCGTTGGGAAAACAACCTTGGGTAACTTGCCATACACAACGCGCACTGGTCTAAAAATCGGTGCGTACTACACACCGCCCAAACAGGCGCGGATGAGCCACGATGATGAATTTTGGCAAGGCGTATTGCTTGGCATCAAGCCCAAAAGCAATTTGCCCATGCTGGTGTACATCATCGGATTGATTGTCTTAATCAAAAATTTAATGGAACTCAAATGAATGCAAAAGATATGATTGCCGAAGCTGAACAGGCTTCACGCGAACAATACCCATACGACCCACGGGCGCGGCTTGCTTTCCAATGCGGGATGTTGCAAGGCTACATCAAGCAAATGGATGCAGAAATTGAAACACTTAAACAATTCCAAAAAAATGACACAGATGAAATTTTGAACTTAACCCGTGAATTAATTGAAAAGGATAACGCATGAAACAAATAGCAACCGCGCTGGTCAAAGCACAAAAGCAATTCCAGCCAGCTTTAAAGACCAGTACAAACCCGCATTTCCGCAGTCGGTATGCTGACCTATCCGCTTGCGTTGAAGCCGTCATAGACGCGCTAAACGCAAATGGCATATACCTTCTGCAAAAGAACTATGACTGCGCGGACGGGGTGATGGTGGAAACCGTCTTTGTCCACGAATCAGGCGAGATGTTGGAATGCGGCATTGTGCATTTTCCAGCAGTGAAAAAAGACCCGCAAGGTTATGCCAGTGCGTTGACTTACGCAAGGCGTTATAGCTTGATGGCATCGTGTGGCATTGCGCCCGAAGATGACGATGGCAATGCGGCAAGCAAGCCAGTAGCCAAAATTTCAGCCACACAAGGTGCATGGGAAACATTGAAGCCTGACCGCCAAGCAGTCGTGCAAGATGTGCTGGATGCCATTATGGAAAAAGTAGCCGCTGACGATATGTACGGGGCTTATGAGGAATATATCGGCATTGAGGATGGCGATGAAAAAATTGCGTTGTGGTCTAAGCTGGACAGCAAAGTTCGCAGTGCAATAAAAAAGCAAGCAGAGTTAGCAAAGGAAAATAAATAATGGCATTCAAAGAAGTCACTGCCGTGCTTGGCGAGTATGTCAACGCACAAGGCGAAACAAAAAAGAAGTATCAAAAAATTGGTGCAATCATTGAAAGTAAGCATGGTCCAATGTTGAAGCTGGATGTTATCCCGCTTGAATGGAATGGCTACGCTTTTATCAATGACCCATACGACAAGGAAAAGCCGAGCCGTGCGGCTGAACCTAGACCGAATCGCAACCGCGATATTCCCGATGATGATGACAGTTCTATCCCATTTTGAAAGGACATGACATGAAAAAAGCACTGATTGCCGTTTGGATTGCTGTAACAACCTCGGTTGTGTGGGCAACTTGTACCACGCATACTTACTATGCAAATGGTCGCATGGTCACTTGCACAACTTGTTGTTACGGGTCTAACTGTTCGACAAACTGTTATTAACCAATGGCGCATGGGCAACCAGTAAGCCGCCACAAAGGATTGAAAATGCACAAATTAAAAATTTTAAGTTTGCTATTGTTGACAGGGTGCGCAAGCAAGATATTGATTGACCCAAAATCAAGCACCAACCCAGCCAACATTTACATAGACACAATGGAATGCGAACGCATAGCCGAGGATGTGTCCTATCCAGCAGAAATGGCAAAGTCAGCCGCTATACAAGGGTTTGCGTCTGCGCTGTTAGGCGCATGGATAGCAAGCAAAACGCACACGCCAGTTAAAACAGCCGCTGTTGCTGGGCTTGCGTCAGGTGCAATCGTTGGCAGTGGGTCAGGCGCATGGTCAACATATCAGCGCAGACAAGCCATTGTTAAGACTTGCCTTAACGGGCGCGGTTACAAAGTTTTGGAGTAATTATGAACATCGAAAATATTGCACATGAAAACAAAGAACAATTCAGCGATGAGTTTCTGCGCTGGCTACCCGAGAACGCACACATTTGGATGGCGTTTGAACAAGAGGCTTTTAAAGTCGTCAGGGCTGGTTTTAAGCATTATTCAGCCCGTACCATCATCCATGTTTTGCGGCATCATTCTGCGCTGTCAGAACGAGGTGACGGTGGCTGGAAAATTAACAACAACATCAGCCCTTACCTTGCGCGACTGTTTGCAATACTTAACCCAAACCTTGCTGACCTATTTGAATACCGAACCGCGCACCGCGCATTGCGTGATGGGGTGACGCGATGAGCACTTTTAACAAACCAAGAACTACGCCAAAAACCAAACAGCAATTGGCTGATGAACATTACAAGATGGCTTGGAATTCAGCACTGGAAATGGCGGCATACAGAATCGAACATGATTTTTTAAAATCGTTTGGCAAAGATACGTTGGCTAGCATTGCCATTTATTTGCGGGAGATGAAAAAATGACACAAGAAGAAATTATTGAAATGGCACAAGAATGCAATTTGATTGGAATGCGCCCACACCTTGATGGAATTTATTCTGAATCACTTGTAGCCTTTGCCAATCTTGTAGCCGCCAAAGAAAGAAAAGCCTGTGCAAAACTTGCAGATGAATATGCAACTTGGGGCGGTTCAAATTTCTACGATTGGTTCAAAAAATTAGCAACCGCTATCAGAGCCAGAGGAGAACAAGCATGAATGCATTTGACTACAAAGGCGCAAGCATTTGGCTACGCGATGAAAAAATGAAACGCTTTAAACAAGGCGAGGAATTTGCCAAACGCAAACAAGACAAGCAAGGCATAAACACCAAAAACCAAGTGTTTATTTATTCAAAAGCATTGTCAAAAAAATGATTGATTTGCTGGTCATTATTTTTGTCATGTATGTTGGTGGCGCAATCACCATTGCCGTGATTTGCTTAACAGCAAACGCCATCGCCATCATGCAAGATTCATGGATTCAGTTTTCACGCTTGCCACACGCCGACTCCAGCCCTTACCAAAAGTGGCAAATGTGGGTAACGACTCTAAAAAGCTCAATCGTTCGGCACAAAAGCGGTCGATGATTTCAGCGGGTTCTAGGGCTTCAACAGCCGCTAGGGTAGCTCTACCTATCACGCCATCATCGTCCACGCCTACAGCCCTCTGAAGCAGTCTAGAAGCCCTTTTTACACCACTGTTCACGGCACAATCAAAGACGCAGAAATCTACGCCATGCGGTAGCTTGTCAGCTTGCACCATGTCCCAGTATTTAGCCTTGTACAGGGGTGCGACTTTTTCGGGTGTCAGCATCCGCATTTCCATTTCATCGACTGCGTGACCGCGCCATTCTTCCCAAACCCGTTTGGTTACGCCAAGGTTGGTCATGCCGCCGGGGTCGGCTGGGTGGTTAACATAGCCGCCCTCATGTACAAGCAGTTTCAATAGGGCAAGGTCAAAATTTGAACGCATGGGCAACCTCACTTTGGGCTGGATTGATGAAGTAGCTGGTCTTTCTTTTGACTGCCAGCGGAACTACCAAAATAAAAAGCAATGATGCCTGTCCACGCTGTACCCAACGAACCTAGCATCAGCATCAGCGCATCAGATGTTTTAAAGTGGTCGGTCATCAAGCCAATCAGGATGCCAAAAAAACCAATGGTCACCACAATCGCCATTGTGCCCGGTATCCACGACTGCGTAGCCGCTTGCATTTCCCGCGCAGATTTGCGGTCATCCACGGCAAGTTTGGCAAAGTCTAAACCCAACTCCTGTGCCCGTGCCGCCATCGCCAATTCAGCTTCCTTAATCTTGGCGATTTGGTCAGCGTTCAGTTTGCCATCAGCAATTGTTTTGTTAACATCTTTTGCGTCAATGCCAATGGCTTTGCTCACTGCGTCAACGGCAAGCCCAGCCAATGGACCACCCAGCGCGGTGGCAATAGTCGGTGCGATTTGTTTAAGCCATTCCATCATTTATCCCTTTTTTCAAGTTCCATTTGCCGCCGTAGCTGTTGCACTTTGGCAAGTTCAATTTGCACATCTCGCTTGGTCGTCAATATATCAATGTAAAGAAAACCCAGCAATGGGAGTAGTAACCCTATAAGCACAGTAGCGGCAATCCATCCAATCATACTTTCTGCCAGCGGTTTATCAGGTACAGCCACATCCACAGGTAGAGCAGGAATATAGAAGTCGCCAGCAGAGCCGCTAGGCTTGCTTGTAGGTTTCTTTGGCTTTGCCTTTGTAGCCATCGGGTTTGCCTCTCCTTGGCTTGTTTTGCAAGCCGCGCCCTGTCTTGCTGTTCTTGTATTTCCTGACGCATAGCGTAGGTCTTTGTGTAAATGTCGGCAAGCCCCACGGTTTCATACACCATGATTTCCCTTATTTCTGTTTCAAGTTTTTCCATTTGCTGTTGGCACAGCACCCGATTCATTGCGCTTGCCATCATCTCGGCATTGCTGATATTTGGGTTGTAGACTTTTGCTTTTTTTTCTTCAGCGTGTAGGTATTCGTTAAGTTGGTCTTGCAGTGTCCAAAATTCTGTTAAGTGCTTAACAATATCTGCCGTGGCTTGCGTTTCCGTATAGGTTACATACTTTGTCTTTTTCGCCACAGACTTTGGCGTTTTTTTCTTATCTTTAAAGAAGTTACTAAATTTAGCCCAAAACCCAGTAACTTCCCTATATATGCCAACCACATCGTCAGCGGTTGACTTAACTTCAAGAAACGATTCACGGGCTTGCTTATATAGCGTAACGCCTTGCTTAATTGCTGTTAGACAACTATTGGCGGCAAACAGGATGCTAATGGGGTCAATTTTTTAACTCTTCTTGCTTGCGTAAAACCAAACGCCACCCATGACGACAATTAAAAAGCCCTTAGTCAACCAGCTTACAGCGGTACGAAATGCCGTGCGTTTTGCCTCGCGCCATGTATCCAGCAATCCGCGCAATTCCTTAACATCACTGCCAGCTTCATCGTCATGTAAGCCAATATCAGCCAAGGCGCGTTTTGCACCCCATTCTGCCGCCTCGCGTAGCATGGTTTTTAATTCTTCATCGGTAATATTTCTAACTGGCAAAACAGGCGAATTCATTTTTTGTCCTCATCTGCTGGCAATGGTTGGTTGCCATCGGCAAGCCATGCAAGGTAGGCTTGGTAGTCGGTGTTGGCGGGGTCAAAGGGGATAGTTATTGCTTGTCCAATAATTGTTACCGCTACTGGTACGTTATCAGGACTGTTTTGTAATTTATATTTTAAATTCATTATAACTCCGCAGTTGCTCTAATTGAATCTTGTTTAGTATCAGGATTTAACACATACGCTCTATATTGCGTTAATCCACTAAAATTTGTTATTGAATACCATAATCCGCCATAAGCACTTCCAAGATAAGAACCAGCATTAGCAGATGATTGAGTGTAATTTGATACACCATCATAAATTGTTAATGTAGTTGTTATTGATATTGTTGGAGTTGCTCTCATTGGAACTGCAAATTGTATGTTTGTTGCTATAGCAGTTGTAGCTGATGCAAGTGCTGATATAGAATTAATTGGCTGATAGTATCTTGAACACAAAGCCAACTCAGTCCCATAAGGTCTGTAATCAAAGCTCGTTGCTGTTGAGCCTTTTTCTAGCTGGACTCCGGTGATGTAGAAGGTGGCCGAGGATGTACCAATCAAGTTTGCTTGTGCCGA